TTCCCAACCTATAGTACTTGCCGCTGGATATGTATATAGGTCTAGTAACTCTTCCTCCTCTTGGTACTTTAGCGGCAGTAGGGTCTCCGCCATATCTTCTGTTTCATGTAGTGTTAGTGGTGGGGTTATGACAATTAGATTTAATCCATCTTCAGGTCATAGTATTTATTGTTATGCTGCATGTGCTAACATGGCAACCTCTGGAGATATGCCTTCCTACACTGGTAATTATAGTGGACGAAGCGGAGGTGCAGAGTGGATGGGAACGTATTGTAGTGGAGGTTCTTCTATTTGGATGAGACAGATGGCTCAGTCTAACGCCAACAATGATTCCTGGCACTCAGATAATATGAACAAGAGTGATGGTCCAACAAGAATAACACTTATAGTATGTGGTTACCACTCATAAATTTAAAAGTGAACTTTGACTTGTATTTATGAAAGATAATTACTATATTTGCAGATAAATAGGTAAACAAAGTAAAACTTAATACTATGGTTCAATTAACAAACAAGAGGGAAATTTACGATGTAACTAACCAGAACAGCACAATGAAATTGTCTGGACAATGTACCTATACTGATGATGGGAGAATTATTGACTCTTATTTTAACGTATACGATTTACAAGAGGTTAGCTATGGTAACGTAAATTATTCAGAGATGCTAGACGACACTGTGAACGTTCAGTATAATACTGTACCAAAAACAATGATTGAAAGTGTAACAGATTTTGTAAATGAGACTATTGAGTCAATTAAAACTCAAGTAAAGGCGTAAAATATTATGACAGTAAATGAAGTAATGATTAAGCACAACTTTATTACTAAAGTATTACTTAGGGATGGGGATAGAGAACTAAGTAAAGACCTAAAAGTAAAGTTGATGAGCATGAGAATTAAACTTGGTAAGGTAAGAAAAGAACTGGAAGAAGATTTGCAGGAAGTTGTAAAGAATCTAACTCCAAGTGGATATCAAGAACTCATTATGAAAATAGATAAAACAGAAGAAGATAAAGCTCAAGTTGAGGCTTGGAATAAGCAAATCAATGAGGAGTATAATGCTTACGTTGATAAGAGAAGTAAAGAGGAAGTTGACATTGACACTACAATAACTGAAGACGAGTTCGGAGAGATTATTGAGGTAAATGCTGGCAACGATACTGAAATTAATGGCACCAAGATTAGTGCAGCTGATTTCTTAGAAGTACTTTATAGCTTATTCGTAGCGTAATGTAATAAACGAGGGCTGTGTAGGTTATACATAGCCCTTTTATTTTATCAGCATGAATGAATATATTGAGGTAATTGGTCAATTAAAACCCAAAAACAATGCTAACTTTCCGTTAGCTGACGTTAATGACTTACGTGGTGGTTACATCCAAGTTACCAATATGAGTGATATGGAAGCCTTCCTAAATACCAATAAGCTAAAGGAAGGTATGCTATGTTACGTTAAAAATTCACCTGACGACAACCATATGTACCAATTCTACAGGGGGGTATGGAATGTATGGAAAGTACAAGGAGGTGGAGGAAGTGGAGGCGGAGGAATGTCTATAGTGGTTGTAGAAACCTTACAAGAACTATTAGACAGAGACGATTTAAGAGTTAAAGGACAGATAGTATTCGTTGATGAAATCAATGAGATACGTTACTTTAACGGCTTCGTATGGGAGTCCTTCTCCAAAATTTACATACAGGATACACCACCTGAAGATAAGGGAGGTATTTGGATAGATACTTCTGAGAATAAAGAACATATGACAAGTAGTACTGTAATTCAAGACCTATTGAAGGTTATATCAGTATTACAAGACAAGGTACGTAAACTAGAGTTTGCATTTAACTGCCAGATAGATTCGGGTGATTTTACTAACAATCAGAGATATGCTTATGATGGTATGCCTAATGAAGAACCTGATTATGGCACTTCAGAAGAGGAGGATAATGCTACTCAAGAAGCTAATAAGGATATAGTTCTTGCTGATTCACCTGAGCCAACTGAGTATGAAGAGTATTTACCTAATGCTAAGCATATATGTATTAAAAGTGGTACGTATGCAGAAATGCAGGCTAATAAAGGTGATTTTCTACCTAAAGAATTGTTATGGTGTTATGATACTCAGACATTATGGATTAAAGACCCTAAGACTTATAAATTAATTAAAATAGGTAGCACAGGTGGTGGAGAAGACCCAGGACCTGGACCAGACCCAGAAACAATGGATGGAATATTAACCGAAGTCATTGGAAGTGGTAGTGGAGCTAAAACCAAGATTATTGGTATTGAGTTCGCTGACATGACGAATAAAGAGAATACATTCCTTATTCAGGTTAAGGATGGTAAGTTAGATATACATGATTATAGATTAGATAAGAATACTTTAGCTGGTAATGCTCAGACTCAAGGTACTGGAATTTACTACACTACTCCATATTTCCCTATCATCCCAGAAGAGGTAGGTTCTAAAGATTCTCCAAAGATTTATGTTAATATGGTGTATTGTGGAGGAACGTCAGAGGATAAGGACTACAATCCAGTATCTCACAATTTCGTAGAGTTGTGTAACCTTGGTAAGAAAGACTTAAATCTAAAGGGATTGTTCTTACATTATACAGAAAGAAATAGTGGAGATTGGGTTACATTGCCTCTAGTTGGTACTCTTAAATCTCAAGGTACATTCTTAATTAAGGGTGCTCAATGTTCCGTAGAGAACATCAATACTACACTAATTAGAGTTGGTGAACCTGATATGTATTGGACAAAAGATGCAACCCTTAACAATACAAGACTTGAGATTGCTGGAGATACAGGTGCTGGAGTACAGCCTCATAGTATATGGTCAAGTAAAGATGACTGTATCAAATTTAGCCATGACTGTGCATTCTATATTAGTAGTGAAGAGACTACAGACTACTTCAAGACTACTGTTATGAATAGTACTGCACCTTGGACTACTAACGGAGTCATTAAATGGTATGTTGATTTAGTCGGAATAGGTAGCTATAATGATAAGTCAATGCCATGTGAAACATCTCCTATTGCTACTAAGGGAAGTAATGTATTATTAATGCGTTACTATAATATGGACCCAGTAAAGCAAGCTACTAAAGCTCTGAGTGCTAGGAGTAATGTTAAGGATTGGACATATATTAATATGGACAAAATTAATCCTGCTATTGATATTCAAGAGTATACTCCGAAGAACTCATCACAGAATAAGAATATATTCTTTAACAAGCATCTACTAGTAGAGGGTGCTCCTAACATAGTTACTTGTACATTGGGACATGATGCTCATAAGACAAGATGCTTTAACTGGGTGTCAGTAGGATACTATGATGAATATATCTGGATAAGAAAAGATGGTGAAGAATATACTCCAGAAAATAAATTTGAATCTTTCAAGAAGGAAGACTTCAATACAGAAGGCGTTAGTCAAAATCCTAACAGACCTGCCAACCACAAGAATTGGACTAATAAAATTTACAATAGGATTAGAAGCATAACTACAGATGGCACTCCATTTACAGTTCATAAGTTCATTAAGGACTTTGATGAACCTACTGATACACAGAAGTATTATTACAAGGTAGGTAGAGATGGAGCATGGACTGAGGAAAGGTCGTTTACTCTTAGAAATAGAGATAAGGTTATTGAAAGGGGATTTAACTTCCTACAAGTAAGTGACCAGCAAGGATTTAATGCAGAGGAATATGAAATGTGGAGAGTTAGTGCAGAGTACATCAACTCTGATAAAGCTGAGAATCCGTATGAATGGTGCTTAAATACTGGTGACCAAACTCAGAATGGTAATAGATTCAATGAATGGATTGACTATTATAAAGGTGGAGATGTTATCTATAGAGACACGGAACAAATGTATTCAGTAGGTAATAATGATTTGACTCCTGTAGACGTATACACATTAGGAGATGGTGAAGATAAGAGTAAGACCAATCCAGCAAATGTAGAATTTTTCTTTACATTTGAACACCCTTATACAGTACCCATTTCGTCTGCTGGAGTGTACATCCCCTGCTGCTATAGTTTCGTATATGGCAACACCTATTTCTTGTCTATGAACTCTGAAATCACTGAATTAGCGAGGACAGACGTGTTCGGAGATATAACTGGTGTGAATGTATATAATGACTTAAAAGACTGGGCAACTGCTGATTTGGCACAACACGCAGCTGATGCTAAAATTAAGTGGAAGGTTGCGTTCTGTCATGAAGCTCCATTTACTATCATTACAGCTGACTTAATTATGAGTTATCTAAAGAAAAATGAGAGTGGAACTTATGATAAAGACCTAAACATCAAGAGGGGTGGTAGTCACTTAAATACAGTAGGTAGTTATTGGTTCAGCCAATGGATGCAAGATAATGATTTTAAACTATGCCTATGTGGTCACAAACATACATATGCCAATTCAAGATATATAAGAGAGAACCCAAGTAGGACAATGGAACCTATCGTTTACGATACTTCCTTAACTCCTTCATGGTATACTAGCTTACCAGATAGAGAAAGACAATGTGTTCAAATCTCCACTGATGCAAGCTTGAATTATGTAAGATATGTAATGTGTCAGGCTACTGGATATAAGTTAACTTCTAATAAGGAATTACCTGCAAAGAATATTCCTTGGTTGTTAGAATACTACCCAGTATCTAGTCAGATTGAGAACAATACAACTAATACTGCTACAGTAAAGGTTAACTCAGCACAGCAATATCCTAATTACATTATATGGAATATAGGTAGTGGTGATGAGGTTGAGACTCCTTCTATGACAACAGCTTCGAGGGAGAGAATACTTGGTAAATCATACAAGCTTCAACTAAAGGACAATACTAAGGTTTGGGCTTACAAGTATAATGTACCTATAGCTTATACTGACCTTAAAAAGGTGGGAGGTAATGGTTCTACCAATCCAAGCAACAATATAGTAATTGAAAAGACATTACAATGAAAATAAAACATTATGATGAAGTAACTGGAAGATGGGTAATCGACGGTGCTTCTAATGCTTCAGAATTGGAACTGACAAACCCTGGCTTCTTAAATGAAGCTGGGGAATCAGTTTCTATTGACAATGGCTTTACAAAGCTAGATAATAGAATGACTAAGTTAGAACAAAACCTAGCCTGGGTGTACCTTAATGGTGCAATCGGAGGTGGTGGCGGTGGAGGAGGCGGTGGTGACGGCTCCGAATATACTATTGATGTAGCTGAGGGTAGCACAGTCTACACAGCCACTAATACTGTTACACTTAATATCTTGATTAAGAGTGGTGGTGTTAAAAAGTCATTTACTGTAATTGCTAAAGATTTGGCTACCAACAAAACATTAGGAACATGGAAGAAGTACTCTATGGCTAGAACAGATATTACCATTACTGGATTATCTGGAACTACTGACGTAGAACTATCTGCCTATGATAATGACAATGTATATGCTACTCCTACATATGTAAAGATTGTAGCAGGAGCTATCTCCTTAGAGATTCAGTCTATACCACCTAAGACTATGTATATGGGTGGTGTTGCAGAAGTACCTCTTAACTATACTGTAACTAATAATATCTTACAAAGTCCAGCAGAGTTCTGGATGACTATTAATGGTATTGAAGTAGCTAGAGTGGGTAATATTACTACTGCAATCAGAGCTTTAAGCTACGATGCTCGTAAACTGTTATTTGAAAGCGAACATTTTAATCCCAAAGCAGGTCAAAGATTCTACTTCATAGCGCAGGCTAGTACTACTCTTAATGGAGAAGTATTATCATCTGAACAAATTAAGTTTGATGTTACGGTAGCTGATAGTAATAATCTGGTTATTGTGACTGAGGATATTACAGAGTTTACTCCTTCTTCAAACCCTGGAGAGACTATTGATGACTTAACTAAGTATGGTCAAGGTTCACAGTTAGGATTTAGCTACTACTTCAGTTACGGTCTTAGTAAGTATGGTTCATTCAATATGGATTACAAGATTCATCTAATGAATGACAGCGGAGAGGTAGAGTTACTTGACACTGGTACAATTAAGAATATCAATAAGAGTGAAACTAATAGGTTCGTATATAGTACTGTAAACCTAGCTGTTAATAAAGCTAATGAGTATTTAAGAATCACTCTATTTGGATATGCAGTAAATGACCCTGGTGATACTTCTGCTCAATATACTAAGACAGTTACTTGTCGAATAGTAGAAAGTGTAAGTACAGAGCTATATGCAAATAATGACATGCACACGTTACTTGCTTACTTTAGTAAGATTACTGGTTTTCCAAATACTGCAACTGGTACATGGAACTATCCTATCAAGAATAGTGGTGAGTTTATATATGAAGGTGCATTTGCATCTAAGTTCCCAGATGGAGTAAACTTTACTCTAAAAGGTGTGAATGGTAAGACTAGTGGTTTCATACAAGACATTGATGGAGTGAACCAGATACCTGCAACAAGATTAAGTGGTGAAGCTTATGGTTATCTTGAAGTAGCTGACCAAATGTTCCCTGCTGTTGATATTGGTGCTGGTGTATCATTCTTCCAACCTATGGGATTCCATATCTCATGTACTTATAAGGCAGACGCCTCTTCTTATCCAGAAGAAGTAGTATGCGGTATAGGTCAGTATGAGGATGGTGAATTAAAAACTGGTTATGAAATATCATTAGAGAAGGCTGTATGTAAGATTGGTTCTGCTGATACACTTACAGTTAAACTTCCGCAGAATGAGTTACTTACTGTAGACTTAGACGTATCATTACTATCAGGTAATGCTTGGTACTTTAAAATCTATGTCAACGGTGTATTATCTGCTGTAAGTAGAGTACTACAGTCAGATATTGACTGGATGTTTGGTACTGATTTCTATTTCGGATGTAGGAACGACAACGGAGTTAGAAGTAGGTTCTCTGACGTTAATATTTATGACATTAAGATTTACACATCATCACAGAGTGAGTATGCTATTGTACAGAATTATATATCTGCAACTGAACAAGCTAGACTTGTGAAAGGACAAATAGATGCATCATTAGATGCTGAGTTGAGAACTAAGAATCTATTTGATAGTGCAGGTAACTGTCTAATATGGGATAAGACTTTAGATGGAGGTAAGGGTGGTTTCCTAACAGGTGAGTTATTATACTCTAAGTTAGTAGAGCAAATGGAAATTAACACACCTTATCCTATTGTGTTAGTAGAGGAAACATCTAACAGCCCTACACTATTTGAACCATATTCAACTGCAATATTCTCTGCATCTGATAAGGTAGAAGTAATGGGCAAGAAATTCCCCGTTAAAATTACTTATCAAGATAGTAAGGGTAAGGTTGTTATTACAACTCCAAGTGGTGTATCAGAGAACAATGGTGTTACTATTGGTCTACAAGGTACATCTTCACTATCTTATAATGCTAAGAACTTTGAGATTTATATGGGTGATGTAGACCAGACTGGTAAGAAGATGCTATTCCAACCTACTGATGATTGGTTGCCAGAGAATGAGTTTACATTAAAGGCTGACGTAGTAGACTCTGCACACGTTAATAACGTAGTAATTGGTCAGATTGTTAATGGTAGAGCTAAAAACTCTTCTGGACAGTCTATTACACCATTCGGAGCAACTCCGCCTATGTCATTAGGTAATGATGTTTGGGGAGGTGATGCAGATAAAGCTAATGCTATTAGAGGTAAGATTAAGCATACCTCTGAAGGTTTCCCAGTATTACTATTTATTAGATATGCTCCAGATGCTGATGGTACTATTAAACAACCTAAGTTCTGTGGTATTTATAACTTCAACTTAGGTAGGTATGCTTTCTTTAACTTGGGATTAAAGTTACTTACTGACTACGTTAAAGTGAACCAAGACGGACCAACATTAGTAACTGATTACACAGAAGATGCTAATAGATGGAACACTGGGGTAAGTAATGGTGTATATTCTGTAGAAATAAACCAAAACTCTTCTGCTCAAGGAGCTTTCCAACAGGATGATATGAAGATTGTTCAGTTCATGGGTGATGTAATGTACACATCTAGGGATGAATCGATTGGATATAATCAGGTTCAGAAGTTCTATACTCAAATGGCTAATATGGCTCTTACTCGTATCCAGAAATATACAATGGACGATGCTGGACAGACTCCTACTAAACCTATTCCTGGAGAGTTCTATGATTTGGATAAGAATGCTTATTATAACTTTAGTGCTTGTGACCAGCATCTAAACTGGGATAATGCTTGTGCTTACTTTATGATTGCATTACTATTTGGTTGTGTGGACTCAATGTGTAAGAACTTAACTATTCGTAGTTGGGGTACAGATGTATGGTATTGTTGCTTCTACGATATGGATACTGCCTTTGGTCTAAACAATGCTGGACAAGATATTGTAGAGTACTGGGCACATCTACATAGGTGGTATAATATTGCTTCACAGGATACTGGTATTACTCAGTATACTCAAGAGAAGAACTATGTATCAACTGATAGTTATAAACAGTACTTTGCTTCATGGTGGAATAGAATATGGGAAGTACTTGAAAACTTAGCTGGAATTGACAGTGGTAGTACAGAGAATAGAACTAGCTTAGAGTCATTATATGTGAATTTAAGAACTAACTTGTTCCCTGACCCTGATAAATTTATTAAGGATTACTATCAATCATATACAGAGAAGACAGGTTCTATCATGTTTAACTATGACTATAAGATTAAATACCTTGCTATTTCTAAAACATATGACCCAAACACTGGTAAATATGAAGATAGTACAGACTTTAGTCAGTTAAAGTTCTTACATGGTAATCGTGTGATGCACGTTAAGGATTGGTTCAGAAAGAGAATAATGTTCTTAGATGGAGTATATGGTTACAAGGATAATACTAACCTATTACCTACTACTATTGAATCTCCTATTACTGGACTATGGGCTTCTAACAAAGCTACTGGTTCCGCTACTGAAATTAGATTTAGTACTGATATTACTGCAAGTAGTCAGATACTTTATCACTATTCACATGATAAGACTACTGGTGCATTCTGGATTACAGACACTCCAACATCAGTTATCTTACCTATGCCTACTGGTGAAACAGTAGTATATATGTATGCTAACAAGTACATTACTGACTTTACTAAGTTTAAGAGTTACCCTTGGACAGGTTTGGACAATATTAACCTACCTATGTTACAAGAGTTAGATTTAAGTGGACTAAGTAATGTGGATGCTGCTTATTTCTTCCAGGGTGGAGTATATAATGAGGCTAATGATATAGGTTTGAAGAATATTAAGAAGTTGAATCTAAGTAAGGTGAGACTTATTGGTTCTACTGCTTCTGCATATACATTAGACCTGAGCGGTTGTCGTAAAATTCAGGAACTTGATGTATCATACTCTTCTATTACTAAGATTACATTCCCAACATCTGCTGTGTTGAAGACATTAAATATGTCTGGAACAGATATTACTAATCTGAAGTTAGAGAACCAATCTTTCCTTGAGTCATTACTTATTGATGATTGTCTAAAGCTAACTTCAATAGAGATTAATAACTGTGGTGCATTAAGGACTCTAAATATACCACCTAATGTGAAGACTGTAATTATTAGAAACTGTGAGAAGATGGAAACTATTCAGATTCCTTACACTTCTGTTAATAATTCTATTAGTCCATTAGTCCAAGTTACCATCGATAACTGCCCTGGTATGAAGGAGTTTAGTATCCCAGGTCAGAATAATCCTTCTTTAAAGCTAGAGTTAACAGGTGCTTGGAATCTTGAGGTTCTAGACCTGGGCAATACTAAGACTTCTGATATAACATTAGCATCTTTGTACGTTAACGGTAAGCCTAACTTTTATAGCTTAAGAAAGTTAATTATCTCGAATACCACGTTATCAACATTAAAGTATAATGACCAACAAACTACAGAATACTTAGATTTGACGGCATTCCCAGACTTGGAAAGTATTGAAGCAGCTAGCTGTAGGCAGCTGGTGGAAGTTAGATGTAAGAATAGTAAGGACAACCCAATTGAGATACCAAGAGGGGCTTTTAGGGATTGTACCTCCTTACAGAGAATAAAAGGACATATAGTCTTACAGGGTGGAGAAGTGTTTAGAGGTTGTAGTCAGTTCTATTTGAATCCTGACAGTGTGTATACTCAATATGGTACAGATTCTTTCTTAGAAGGAACAGATGTAACCAATGTATCTTTTGATGAAGAAATGGCAGATACATACTTCTTATTTGAAGGATGCACTAGGATATCCTACAATGACTTTAAATATCTAATGGTAAGATTAACTGAGAAAATTGTCTCACTTGAGGGAATGTTTAGAGGTTGTTCTAATATTATTGGAGACGTTTGGTATGATTTATTTAGAATGTGTCCAAACGTTAGTAGTATTAAAGAAGCTTTTAGCGAAACAAGTCTAACTGGTCCATTCTTCTCTAGGACTTCTGATTACAGTCCATCTAATGACTCTACGTGGGGTATATTAGATTTTCTACCTAAATTGACTGATGCAGAATCAGCTTTCGAGGCAACATTCTTGCAATGGATAGATAACAATGTATTTGCCCCTATCGGTGATAAATATAGCCCATTAGTTAAAGTAGATTATATGTTCAGAGGCTGTATGCAATTGAGGAGTTGTGATAATACAAGAGCCACTGTACCTACAGATGGGTTACTAAGTTCAAAGACATTCTTTACGAACTTGAGGAATTTGGTAAGCCCATATCCAAAGGGTGTGTTTACTGGATGCACCTGGGTTAGGATGTCTGTAGACTCTGACAGTAATGGTAACACTTACCTATTCCATACTGTTAATAAGATTGCCCAATCCCTAATCTTAACCGATTCTCTATACACAGGAGTTAAGTTAGTTGGAAAGATTGGACCTAATGTGTTTGGAGGAATAAATCAGACTATTACTGATGGCGATACGACTTGGTATATCCCAACATTTAGTTCTATTCAATACCCATTCCAGTATAGTGGTGGGGGAGAAGCATTAGTAAATCTATCAGAAATGGCTAATATATTCCAGGGTATCAGTGGTACTCTTAGACAAGCTGTTGGTATCTTTAACGGACTGACTTGTGCTAGTGAGGCTGGTGCTCAAAGTATTCCTACAACTCTATTTAAGAATTGTAGAATCCTTAATAGTATTGAAGGAATATTTAGTGGTATAGACTTGAATAATGATGGTAAGATATATCAGTTCCCACCTGCTGGTATGTTTGACGACTGTGTAAGTCTAACTAATATAGGAAATCTTTTCAAAGGTTGCCACAATCTAAAATTAAAATTAGTAGGAGAGGGCTTTAAAAACTGTGCTCTACAGAATGTAGCATCCGCATTTGAAGACAGTGGGGTATTTGGGGTTATACCTTATAGATTATTCTTCATGTCAAAGGATAATGCTGACGGCTCTAAATCAATAAGTAGAACTATTACTAATATGTCTAATGTATTCAAAGGTTGTTGGTGCTTAGGATATGATGAGACTAGAACTATTAACGTAGGTTTGGATTTGGTTGTAGGAGAGACAGTGACTGCTTGGGAACATCATATCATTGGAAATCCAGGTAATAGGATTACTTACAAGTTAGATGTGAGCAATATGAAGAAGTCATATAACTATGATAGAAATGAAGATTCAAACAGCCCAGACTATAACCCAGGTGAGCAGGCATTCGATGTTTGGTATCTAGACGGCTATGGATGGGAAGGTGCTTCGAGTACAGAGAGTGGCTTAGCTGATGTTAAAGCTAGACTTACTGAGAAGTACTTTAAATATGATGCTCAACAAAAAGCTGCTATTTCACAACAAGACTTAGGTAGAGCAGAAGTTGGTTATCAGAACTATATGATTCCTACTGATTATCTTAGATACTGTTCTTCAGGGTGTGTGTTAGATGGGGCACTTGAAGGGCTATCATATAGGACAAAGGAAAGGAAGTTTGACCCAGTTTCTGGAGATTATGAAGTAGTAGAAACTAAGGAATGGGATGGGATGATTGGACGAATCCCATGTAAACTATTTGAATCCCTAACAGATAATATTGAATTAAAGGGAGTATTTAGGGGTACTAGGTTTTGTGCGTTTGTGAATTTACAGGGACAAACGTTCACTAGAGGTATTAAGTACCCACCAGACCTGTTTAAATATAACACCGCCCTTGAGAACGTAACTGATATGTTTGCTGACACAAAGATAGAGGTAGGGGTTGATGTTAATAGTGACTTATTTTCTAATAATCCAAATCTAAAGATAGTTAATAGGTGTTGGGCAGATTGTTACTTTGACAAGAGAGCATACAATGCTGATGGTACATCTGAAACTTATCCTCAGTTTGATTTTGTAAATCTATTCAAAAACAATACAAGGATTTCTAGTGCACAGAATCTATTCGCCACTTCTAATGTCTCAGGAGAAGAAACTAGAGGATTATTACTGATTACAGAAGACCTATTGAAGGAGTGCTATAATATTAATAATATTAGTAGTATGTTCTATTATTGTAAGGCATTGATGGGAGCGGTTCCAACGTTTAGCTCATCATTGTATCCTGTACTAAACGTAGTAACTAACTACTTATCTGGAGTTTCAAAATCCAACATCACCAATGCTGACCAATTAGAATCAAGATTAGTACCTGCCGAATGGCTATAACCAATTATATAAGCTAGTTATATCATAGAAATGATTTTTAAATATTTTAATACAATTATTTTGTAGTTAACATTGATTAATAATATTTCTTTGGTATGACCTTTAAGAATCATTAACTTTGCACTATGCAGCAAGCTGAACAAGCTAAGACAATGGCTATGGCTCAAGGAGAAATGGCTCAGAATTTAGCTTGGAACAACAGAGTACAGTCTATGCAAGATGATATTGACCTATACACTTACATCAATGGTAGGAATTTAGCTACTAACGAAAGAATTGGAAACGAAACTCAGGTTCTAACAAACCAAATCTGGAAGGGTAGAGTAGAAGACCTACAAGAAAAGAGTGGAATGTACGTTGATATAATCACTCGTGATAATGCTCAGAACCTAAGACTATGTGATGAGCTTTATAAGAGAAGAGAGCAAGACGTACAGGAGAAGGCTGACCTATTCGAAAGATTAGGAAGTAGAATCTCTGAATTAGAGAAGAAAGAAGCTGCTACTGCTGCTGCTCTACCTCTAATGTTCGAGCTTAGCAAGGTTAATGCTGAAAGATATTCAGATAACTGCTGCTGCAAGTCAGAGAAACAACTATTAGTTGCTGCTGGTGATTTACAGAGACAACTTGACCATAAGATTACTGGACAGCTGAAATATGCTTATAGTGACCTAGAGATGAAAAAGAGATTTGAAGAACTCATGATGAATAAAACAGCTAAATAATGAGTGATAAAGAATTGTTATTTCAAGCAGCAAACACATTCACTAAAAACTTGGTAAGTAACTTATTTGGCATAAACACAATAGGTACTGACGCTCTCATAACTTACGTAGTTAATAATATGGAGGACAAGTATGGAATGTATTTGGAACCATTCCTTGATAAGGGTGGTAATATAAATATAGATTTATTTGGTAATGCGCTACGTGACGTTATGAAGACTCGTGCTAAAAATGGATATGTCGTTAAGCTATTCGGTAAACCGATTAAGTTTGGAGAGGCTGACATTGATGAGTTCGAGAAAATATTTAAAACGTTGAAAGCGAACAATGGACAACATTAGAACAGAGTCATTTCTTGGAGGTGACAAAGTAATAGTTGGTAATAAGTACACTGATTTAGTACTTGAAACTCTAGGTAAGGTCTATATAAAGACTGGCAATAGCTCAAGAGTTTTGAGTGATGTTTTAGCATTACTTGATAAGGCTACAGAATCAGAAATTAAAAGCCAGACTATTATAGTTGGGAGCTTACTTGAGATGGAGCAGATGGAGTATCCTGGAGATGGATTCTTCGTTTATAACACACTTACAACTACTCTATATATTTCTTATGATGAGAGATATGTAGCTTTAATAGAGGCAGCAGAGGGTGCTGGTGATGGTTATGTAAGGCGTAAGGGAGACACAATGACAGGACAGTTAGAGATTAATACTGTTGGACCTCCTTTAATAGTGGCTTCTTCTAAGTTAGTAAACAATCTAAACGTCGAATTTATAGGCGGCTATGCTGCAGATGATTTGGCTAAGAAAAGAGTAGATGAATACATTACAGGTAATTGGACATTTAAGGGTAAAGGTGTTTCCGAGAATAATTGGACATTTAACCAAAATGTTCGTATGTATGGTGACTTAGTAACAAGTGGTAGTTTAACTTCTCCAGAGTTTGCATCTGGATTTGGAGGTTATGGTTGGAGACTTGATGCTGATACTAATACATTAACTGTAGATTATCTTGTAGTTCGTAAAGCTATGAGAGTGTATGAGATGGTTATTAATAAGATTAGTGCAACCAATGGTAGCTTATGGGTTAGTAACTCTAGTAAATGTACAGCAGCTTATCAACCCAAAATCATAACTCAAGCTGACCTACAAAGAATAGGTACATGGGGAACAGAGGATGCAAAGAGTAATCTTGAGAAGTTGATGCCATCTAATAATTATTTCTTATTTAATGATTTAAGTACCAATTATTCAGTAACAGAGAAATTTACTACACAATTAGCTAATGCTAGTGGAACCTACACCCCTAAAGCCTTTGTAGATTACAACTTCATAATCTATATTAAGGACATAACAGTAGTAATAAATAGTCCACTGTTTAAAGGTCCGAGTAGTCTATATGATTTAAACGTACTAGACAAGTCATGGGCTGAATATAATGCTAATAACCCTAGTCCTGGTATAATTACTGAGAAGATATTCAATACCTACAAAAGTAATATTAAACTTATATTCATAAGTAAGTCAAGGGAAGTCATTGAATGGAAAGAAGTTCCAGGAGACCCACTATCAGGTACTGAACCTTCTAAATGGGCTAACGTAGACTCATTTAATAAAAGGACACAATTTTTCATAGTTCCTAAAAGTAGAGAAGTGAACTATAAAAAGGATGGAAAGACATCTAGTGATGGTTCTAACTTATATAGTGTCTATCCCTATTATAAGTACTTTGGACTTCAAAAACCTGATACAGGAATGCCCTCACAGTCTAATATATGGGTAGTAGAGTGCAAGAACGAGGATTATCCTTACTTTAAACCTGGAGATATTGTTAGATGCCAGAAGTACAATAATGGTAACATTAAATACTATGATGCTATCGTAACTGTGCAAGTAGACTCCTACACATATATAATGCAGAAAGCTCTATCAGTATTTGACACATATACAGAGGTATCTTATGATGATGAAGGTAATTTAATTAAGTTTGAGCAGAGCTTTAATAATACTCAGTATAACAAGACTGAACAGCTCTACAACTCAAATACTAATGAGTATGAGCCTGCAAGAACTACTGATAATGGTAAAGCTGATGGAAATGCTATTTCAAAGGATGAAAGACTTGATGATATAGCTAAGGATGATGATATGGTTCAGATGGGTAATATATACAATATTGAAAGACAGAATGCTGTTTATATTACATCTACTGACGATTGTGGTCCTTACATTGATGTATTAGCTGGACTTAACAGACCAGACTATTCTGTGTTATATGTTACTCCTACTTGGGCTACTAAGAAAGCTAACATTAAGAAGAAAGGTGATATATATGTAAGAGAGGATGCTAGTGACTTCTACTATCAGACTACTAACCCAGGTAGTGTAAATCCAGACAACTTCGGAGGTAAGATTGATAAGAAACACCCATTGATATTCTTAAAGACTAAGGATAAGAATCAAGTCCTTATAAATGATGGTGAGAACAATCAAATTACTCAGGAGATTCTCAATAACCCAGCTGAGTATGGTTACTTCTTAACTGAAGTTCCTACAATAGACTCAGCTCTGTTATTTAGGAATAAAGAATATAAGTGTACCTATACCAAGATTACTAAGGTTAGGCTAGGTAATCTATCTGGAATACACAATGAAATCTTTGGAACTAAACAGCCTTACGGTTATGGTCTATATGGAGAGAATGTATTCTTGACTGGAGAGTTCTACCTTAATAATGGTACTTCTATTGTAGACTTCTCTGAGGAAAGTATTCTATTAAAGTTTAGAAACGCAGGTCTTGAAATTAGAGATGTAGTCAACGAGGATGGAACTATTGACCAAGTACCAGCACTTAACTTAGAAGGAGAGCCTATCTTGGATGAGAATGGTAATCCTACCTATAGGAATAAGACTGAGATTTATATGAATGCTGACCAATTCGTGTTTAGTATTGCAGGTAATCCAGCTATGAAGTTAAGTGGTCTGTTTAACGATAAAGGACAATTCCAAGAAGCTCTATTAGATGTACAAGGTGCTGTTCAATCAAGAGGTTTAAGAGTGCATGGTACAGAAATGAGTTCTCGTCCACCATTTACGTGGGACCCAGACCTAGAAATCCACATAGATGCTGCTGGTGACTATGTTACCCAAGAAGGGTACTATATTAATTCGTTTATTAATACTAAGGGTAACTTATATGCTAGAGATGGGTACTTCAAAGGTAAGATATATGCAACGTCTGGATACTTTAGTGGTGAAATAAACGCTGAGTCTGGAAAGATTGGGGATTTTGTTATAGAGCAGAACTCAACAACTACGGGAGCCTGGATATGGGACACCAATCCATATGTATTATATCAAAAGTATGGTCCGACTGATTTCATGGGTAGTAGATATCAGCAGGGATTTAAGTTTGGAGTTGGAAAGAGGAGATTGTTTGATAATTACGGTGGTTTCTTGGAAATATACACTCAGTATAATTCCTTTATAGATGACGTTAGAGATGCTATAGGTATAAAAGTATCAGGGAATCATATAGTAGGTATATTCTCATCTTCCCATAGTGGAATTAAATATGGTTCTGAGAATGACCCAATAACCTATCCACTTGACGTAGAAGCTGACCCAAACAATCCACATACGGTAGCTGGCTTCTTTGATGGTAACTTGTGGTGCACCAGTGGAGTCCACGCTAGTATTTATACTACGAAATGCATACAAAGTGAGGGTAGGATTTCATATGATGCTTATGGACACGCCATTAGTAATGATGGTAAACAAGCACCAGTAGTTGGCAATTACTATGGTGGTTGGACAGGAAGATTAACTCACTTCGATAGAGTTGGTAAGAGAGGAAGATACCACATAAACGTAGTGAACGGATTAATAGTTGGATGGCAAAATGAATAACATGAAAATAGAATTAAGTATTTTAGACAGACTGACTCTTATATATATACTACCAACGACTGGTAGTATTCAAGAGCTTGTAGATGTTATGGACATTATTAGATTAGTAAGATTTACTGAAGAGGAGAAGAAAGCAATAAACTACAAGGAGGACAATGGGAAGGTAACATGGAACGTTGATTCTGAGACAAAGAAGGAAGTTGAACTTACATTTGAACAATTAAAGGTAATTAAAGATACTATAAACTCCTTAGATAAGGAAGGCAAGATAACACTTAATATTCTTGACACTTGTCTAAAATTTAGTAAGCTATGATAATTCTATTGGATGCAGGTCACGGAGAGTCAACTCCTGGTAAAAGAAGTCCAGATGGAAGACTTAGGGAGTATAAATATTGTAGAGAGATTGCTAACGAGGTAAAGAAACAATTAACAGACAAAGGCTTTGATGTTGAGTTGGTAGTTACTGATGAGGTTGATGTACCACTCATGCAGAGATGCCGTATAGTAAACCAATACTGTGATATACATGGAAAAGCTAATACTGTATTGGTGTCAATTCACTGTAATGCTGCTGGTAGCGGGGCAGATTGGATGAACGCTAAAGGTTGGAGTGTATTCATCTCCAACAACAGTTCAAGTAAGAGTAGGAAGCTGGCAGAGTGCTTGTTTGAAGCAGCACGTAAAGAGGGTTTAACACTAAGGAAATATTCACAAACACAAGTATATTGGAAACAGAATCTAGCTATATGCAGGGAGACTAAGTGCCCAGCAGTTTTAACAGAAAACCTGTTTCAAGATAATAAGGCAGATGTAGAGTACCTACTATCAGATGAGGGTAGAGCAACTATAGCTCGTCTACACGTACAGGGTATATTGGATTATATCAAGTCAATACAAGGGTAATAAGTAAGGGTGTTCCTAATTATTAATGAATTTCAATATTTCATTTTGGGACACCCTAAAAATTCCTTAATTTTGCAAATAACTTTAAAAGGGAATAATATGGAAATGAAATTAGAGGATTTAGACATTGACGATGTAGGATTAGACGAAGACATAACTCCTGAAGCTGAGTTTGACGAGGATGCCTATGAGAAGCTTTGGCTTGATGGTTCTGTACCACAAGGAGAGGAAATTCATGAGGATGAGCCGTCTAACGAGCCAACCGAGGACGACATCATCACTACCCTACTAAAAGATAAAGGAATCAATCCTGATGCCATCAAGTTTGAGAACGAGGCAGGAGAGATTGAAGAGAAGAGTTTCAATGAGCTTTCAAGAGAGGAGCAACTTCAAATACTAAATTATGACGAGTCAAATGACGATTATGGTTTAGCAGAGGATGAGGTTTCACTTATTAATGAGCTTAGAGAGAATAATCTGAGTGCGGAGGAATATAAAAAGTATATTGCTCAACAAGCTATTCAAGAGTACTTAGCTTCTAATCAAGAAGAAACTCCTATTTATGAGGTTGATTCTATTCCAGATGATGAACTGTATCTTATAGATTTAAAAGCTAAAATCCCAGAGCTTACTGATGAGGATGCTGCTGCTGAGTTAGAATTAGCTAAACAGCACGAAGCATTATATCAGAAGAAGGTTCAAGGTATCCGCAACGAATACAAGAAGAAAGAAGAGTTGCTAGCTCAACAAGAGGAAGAAGAACAAAGATTAGCTGCTGAAAAGGCTGCTCAAGAGTTCGAAGATACTATTGTAGCTGCAATTCAAGAGAATGATACCATTGATTTGGGTGAGTCCTCACTAACCTTGTCTGAGGACGATATGAATGAAATTGCTAGCTTTATCTTAGATTCAGATGTTGCAGGAGTTAGACACATTGCTAAAGCATTGAATGACCCAAAGACCTTAGTGGGTATGGTTTGGTATGCACTAAAAGGACAAGAGGCGTTTAGTCAAATTTCTGATTATTACAAACAGAAGATTACAGAAGCATCCAAGTATAATTACAATAAAGGATTTGAGGACGCTAAGGGAGGTAAAGCTCCAAATGCAGCTAAGACAGTGGTCAAAAAACCAGCAGGTAGTAAGGCTGCCCCTGCTAAAAAAGTATTAACAATCGATGATTTAGATTAAATTTAAATTATAAAGTATGATAGTAGCAAATTTCGTAACCAATCGCCCTACAATGAGCGAAACTAGAACTTATGAAGATTTCTATAAGTTCTTAGGCACAAAACCAACTAGACTTGGTATAGTTTCAAGACTTTACCCTAATCTAACTGCTTCTTACTTGACAGAGTCCCTAAGAAACATCTTCTACATGGATTCTAAGTCAAATAGCAAATACAGAAGTATTGATAGTATGTACTTCGAGTGGGAAGTTGAAACCAACTACATCAAGAGAGTTGAGTTCGCAGATGTTCCAGCAACTAATGGTGAAGGTGGTACAACCATCGTAATGGCTTTCAAAGAAAACTATTACCAGAAGTACGACATTTTTAAGATTGACAAAACAATGCAGCAATGCCAAGTTATCTCTAGACCTACAAGAGTTGCAGATAACTATTGGACTGTTGAGGTAAGACTAATTGATAATGACTATTCTTCAATTCTTGACTTAGACGGATGTCAGATTGGTGACACTACAAGATTCCAATCTAACGCTATGCCTGAAGCTCATGAAGAGGGTTATGTTAAGTATCAATCTAACATTGAGAGACACAGAGGTTACATTACAACACATCGTGTTGATGATAGCTATACTTCTCTATTCAAGCCACTTGAACAAACATTCATCAGCATTGGTAAGGGTGAAGGCAATGGTGCTGTAAAAGAAACAATGTATAAGATGGATACTCTTGAGAAGAATCTATTAAGAAACTTCCTTGAAGTACGTAACCAAGGTCTATTATTTAATAAGACTAACGTAGATAAGAACGGTAAACCAACAATCTCTGACCCTGACACTGGTCGTCCAATCTATATTGGTGACGGTATCATCCCACAAATCGAGAGATTTGCATCTAAGTATGTATACAACAAACTTACTCCAGAAGCATTCACTACAGCTATGGCTATGATGAATGAGAAGAGTGAGAATCCAACTGGTAACAAGTATGTATTCATCTGCAACGAGAAGATGTGGAATGACATTCAAAGCTGTCTATCAGAATGGCTTGCTAGATTCAAAACTTGTGGTACTTATCTATGGTCTAAGAAAGCTAACGGATATGTAGACGTTGGTGCTACATTCAATAGCTACGAAATCGGTGGTAACACTATTTCATTTAAGGTAGACAGAACATTCTCTCGTGAATGGGGTTCTGAAAAGGGCTTTGGTCTAATGCTTGACCTTACTGCTGATAAGACTAGCGGTGAACCAGCTATCCAAATGTTCACATTAAAGGGTGGTGACTTCATTACTAACAAGTATCCTGGTGTGGGTGGTTTAGATGGTCTAAGCTCTGGTATTGTTTCAAGTACTACAGCTGCATCTAAGGTAATCAACTGGGGTTATTCTGGTGTTGGAGTATTCTCTCCATACAGAAGCTTCATTATGAAAGAAGCATAATAAAAATATATAATCAAGATGTGTTGGGAGGGGCTAATCTATAGTCCCTCTCATACTCATTATAAAGATGATGTATGATATACAATAAAAATACGAATTAATATGGCTGATGCTTTAGACGATATAATTATTTTAAGAAGTGTGTTCGGTAAAGTTGGACAGAAATACTTCATGAATCCTGTTAGAGACCCGAAGACTGGTAGATTTCCTGATTGTGTTAGACCAGTAGACAGTAAGGGCGATATGATTATCTCTGATAAGGATAGAAATGAAGGTAAACCACTTATTCCTGAGAATAAAGTATTCATTATAGAAGATGGTACTACATTCAATCTAAATGATGAATGGCAGGCTGCTGAGTGGCACTCAATACAACATTGTCCTCTCATTGCTCTATCAAGAGATGCGAGAGACTCTAAAGGAAATTTACTAATTGATGGTGAAATAGCTGAGGGTAAGGCTCGTGCTCGTTATGGTACGGCTGAACTATATGTAGAAAGACCTGGATATGATACTGCTAAGAGAATCTCTAAGAAGAAACTTATCCACGATGCTGACTCCTACATCTACGGAGACCCTAAAGGTGCAGAAGGTAGAGCACTTAAAGCTAGATTGCTTGGTAAGAATATGCGTAATGCACCAGACGCAGATATTACAGACTACTTGCTTGAAATATCACATAAATCTCCAGAGAAGATTATTGACCTATATACTGGTGGAGATATTAATCTGAGATTGATGTTTATTGACGCTAAAGACAAGAATGTCATATACGTTAAGAATAAGGTTTATCTATATGGTGATAGCATTGTATTAGGTGCAACTGACGATGCAGTAATCACTTGGATGAAGAACCCTACTAACAGTAAGGTACTTGAACTTATTAAGAGAGATACTTATCCTGATATGTACTTAGAAGAAAGTGCATCTAAGAAATAACATTACCTAAATGACAGCGAAACAAGTATACAGAGGAGCATTAGTTGAAATGAATAAGACTGCTGCTCCAAGTATTTTACTTGAGGACTTTAACTACTTATTAAATAAGGCGATATACCAATACATTAATAAGAAGTACAACATTTATGATGTAAATCAACAATCAACAGATGACATTAGAGTATTAAAATCTACTGCCATCCTCCAGCCTACTCTGGCTACAAATACATACGCTGCTGTTAGTTCTCAAACTAACTCACTGTATGGAGCTGTTTATGAAGTAAATCTACCATTGGATTATTTACATATTTTGAATTGTGTATGCAATTTCAAAGTAGTAAAGACATACGAATGTTATGATGCTGGTACTTATGTACAAATTGGTGCTAAGCGTTTAACTTCAGACCTTTGGTCACAAATAATAAGGAACTTCTATATGCAACCCTCTTATAGAAATCCTTATTACTTCATACACAACGTAAATAGTGCTACGACAATGCCTACTAATCCAGTAAGACTTACTGCTGGAGGAGGAAGTATATCACCAAACACAACTATTCAGCAAACTACTGGTACAGATGGTTCACTTCCAACTAAAATTACTATTGGAGGTAAATCAGTAGATTTAGTAGAACAGCCAGGAGTTAATAGGTATGGAAATCCATCTCAAGTTAGACTTGAAATTAGGTATGGCAAGGATTCTTCTGTATTCCAACTAACTGATATATTTGTTGATTATATAAAGACTCCTCAAAAAATTAGACTAACACAAGACCAGATTGAAATGGTTGAAGATACATCACAAGTCATGGAGTTTCCAGATTATGTGTGTCAAGAGATTATAAATGAGCTGGCAAAGCTATTATTGGAGAACGCAGGTGACCCAAGGCTTCAAACTAATTTAGCAGTTAATCAGACTATTGCAAATCCAGCTCAGCAACAGTCACAAACCAAAAAATAATTAATTTATGTTTCAGTACACTAACACTATTGTATTAAACTCACTGAAAGATGTAACCACTGGTTTAGATAAAATCGTTAAGGGTTCAGACAACATTGAGGTAAGACGTGTAAACAAATTCCTCAAATCTAACGTAAGTGCGATGTACAAGAGAGCTGCTTCCGACCCAGTTATTGGTAAGGCAGAGTTCACTATTACTAATCCAGGCGCAGGTATCTACAGGTTGAAGTTATACATCAGATTATCTGGAAGTCAAAACTCATACTACTCTAATGACTTCGTATTCAAAGGTAAGCCTTTTGTTTACGAGTTCAAGATTGCTTCCAACTCTACTACTGCAACAGATGTTGCTAAAGAAATCAAGAGAGTTATTGATAAGATTCAAGCCTTCTATGGTGACAAATATATCAAGACTGAGGTAGCTGGAAACAAGCTAACAATCCACGGAGTAGACGAATATCAACTATTCACTGAGGCTAAGATTCAAAAACTTAACACAGCTGCTAACAACCCACTTACTAATGAAGTATTTGAGGATGTTACTGAAGGAACAATCACTAAGAGTGTTGAAGGATTCGGTACTTATACTCATATCCTAAAAGACCTTAGACTACCTACTATCGAGGCTAGAAAGTTCGAAGCTGTTAACCAAGAAGAGCTTCCTGTACCAGGTGCTAAGTACAACCAGTACATCATCGAGTACAAGGTAGATAGAGGTCTGTTTGGTGGAGCTGCTGTTGGTCAGCAAGTTACATCTAAGACTACTCATGTATTCTATGTGTTAGATTCACTAGCAACTGAGTTTGAAACTGCTCTAAAGGTTCTTGGTACTATCCATGAAATCAAGAAACCAGGTGCAGATAACGAAGACGTAGCTTAATAAACCTACTAATACTAAGGCGATGACCATTTAAGTCGTCGCCTTTTTTATTTTGTACTTATGGGATATTATTTTAAATTAGCATCTGCAATCTATAATGATATAGTATCTGGACTTAGAGGTTATACCACTTCCAATACTTTATCAATAGAACAATTAGAAGATGATATTGTAGATGAAAGACTCCAAATCATTAAGGAGTATTCCATGAAGGGACTTATCCCTAAGAGGGACTTATTAATGTCTATAAACTGCATTAACGTAGACTGTAAGGATATAGAGAACTGTACGTGTGGAAATAAGGCAGATGGTACTCCTACATTCCATTTTGAAATACCACAACTTCTAACTGAGTTCGGAGGTGGTATTGAATATATAGGCTCTGTAGATAAAGGACAGCCATTTATATGGTACATAAGTCCTACTGTAATGCAGTATCATAAATATAGAAAGAGAGCTAAGAACAAACCTTATGTATATATAGACGTAACTCCCAATGCTAATAATATGTATGATTGTTGGATATTCAATCTTCCAGTTATTAAGCAAGTATCTGTAGTAGGTATATTTAAAGACCCTCGTCAGCTACAAACTTATGGATGTTGCTCTGCATTAGACATTAATAATATGACTTTCATCGACGCTGAAATAAAGAAGAGATTGACAGAGAAGAAGCTACGTTATTATAGACAGTTAGCTGCTCCAATATTACCTAATGACCAAACTCCTAAATAATGGAAAACTTTCAATCAGCATATGCTCAAGCTAACCTATTATATGGTATAGAATTAGCACCAGAAGAGTTCGAAGAAATAGGTCTGATTGCCTGGAATAAAATAGGTAATAGACAAACTAAACTATATAGATATAGATGTAAGATAGACTGCGAAACCCTAACCGTTACATTACCATGTAATTGTGATTTTATTGAAGCTGTAACATATGACTTTGAGGATTGGAGATATACTACCAATGATACAGTCAATGGAGATTATCAATCACAGTTTATTGAGAATTACATTGAAGGGCGCAAGGTTTATAACAACCCATTCTACATTAGTGGTAAACTAGCCAAGTATGAGAGAGTCAATGATACTCTTTATTTTGATAAGGATTATGGCTCTGTTAACATATTATATAAAGGAATACTATTAGATGATGATGGATTACCTTTTATCAATGAGAAAGAAAAGGATGCAATAGCTTGTTATTGTGCTTATACTGATAGGTTCAAAGAGGGCTGGAGTAAACATAATCAAGGTATGTTACAAGAGGCACAACTCCTTGAACAAAGATGGTATAAGTTATGTGATGCTGCCAGAGTTCCTATGTATATCAACCAGAATGATATGAATGAAATCTTGGATGCTAAGACAAGCTGGAATAGGAAGATATTTAATAAGACTTGGAAATTTGTAAAATAATGAATTACGCTACAGGATATGCCATGAATATAGATGAATTATTCATCTCCTTTCCCACTAAGAAGATGAAGATGACATCAAAGGCATGTGAGGAATTAATAGGTAATAGGCACAAAGAAGTTATTGCTAAGAAGATATTTAAAAGTGCCTTGAATATGGTTTTAGAAGATGTAATCGAAAATAATACTACATTTGTCCTTCCGACTCGGTCTAGGAGAGCTGAATTGAAGATGAAGAGATTCGAGAGAGAGGAGTTCTCTAAAGCAAGGAGAAATGGAAAGTGGGCTAAGGTGGACTTTCTGGCATCTAATTTCTGTGCATACCAAATGGTATTTCACTTCCAATCTAAAGGGGTTATGAGAGAAAAACTAATATATCTTGACCCAGAGCATAGAGATAGGATATTAGAACACACAAATCAAGGTAAACAATACTATTAATGCTTAAAAGTGTCAATGATTATTTACCAGACCTAATAGCCCAATTTCCTACCGTACCTCCAGAAGATATTAAACGAGCCGTTGAATATGGATGGAGGATGCTATATTACTATAATCTTAGAGGATGTGATACTCTTATTAGTAGTACTAAGTTTAGATACTGGTTCTACTGCGGACAACTTACACGTGATTCTATTAAACACTATAACTATTATAGGAGAATGTTAAGGAGGAAACTAAGAGTATTATACTCTAAGAAAGTTAAAGAGTGGGATGGATACTATTATATAGGATTGACTGACGATGAGTATGAAACTGTAGTTAAGTCAACCACTGGAAGAGGAAGAAAGAAGAAGAATTTTATATTCCATAATAAATTCGGAATGAAAGTATTTGATGAGGCTAAAGTATTTTACAGTTGGTCTAAATACATTATAAGATATAGATACATTACAGACATGGGATATACATTCTTTAAAGATACAATGAAGTGCAATGATTTAGAGATTGCATTAGTAAGAGATAATCCGAGTACGTTCAAGGACATACTTATTAGTAGTAACAACTATGAACTTATAAAATATGAGAAAAGAAGCAATTAATACCTTTGGTGAGGGTTTAATAATGGACTTACATCCATTAACTACTCCCAGTAATGTATTAACAAACTGCTTAAATGGTACTATAATAACATACAATGGTAATGAGTTTGTATTACAGAATGATATGGGAAATGGTGAAGTTCACACAGCCTATCTTGATAAAGGATATGTACCTGTAGGAATGAAGGAACATGGAGGTATTATATATGTTGCAGCTCATAATCCAATCACTGGTAAGAGTCAGATAGGTTCATTCCCATCTCCTCAACAGTTGTATGAGGGAGAAGACCTAAATGTCACTCCTATTAGGTTTAACTTCAATGAGTTTATCACAATGAAGGGTTCAGTGCCCTATATAGAATTAGAATACTATAAGCAGAAATTATTTCAAGTTAATAATTCAGATGAAGTAAAGATATTTCATCCTGGAGACCGATTTGTGATAGTTACTAATTCTATAGATGCAACTATTAAAGAGGCAATCAATAGAGGTGCAATTAAACTAAGATTGGGTGTTATAAATAGTAGTGGTAGTATTGATTATATAGATGAGAAGAACTTGAAGATATATAGCAATGGACTGTGGATTTATGAGAATAGTAATACTCCAATGCTGGATGTTATCAAATCAAAAGAATTAGTCCAAGTATTTAGTGCTAAATCATCTGGAGCACTAATCTTAGTAGTTGAGTTGAAGACCTTTGATACATTCAACCTTATTAGAAAGTATTCATGTAATGATGATACTAAGGTTATTAGTGTAGAGTTCTCTGGAGAAACTACAGGAGTATTTAAAGGAACAACCAAAAATAATCCAGATGAGGTTGGATTGATTGAAGCTGATTCATCTGCTGTTAAGTCAACTATCACTAAGAGTGGTAAGACAGGTAAGACTCAGTATAAAATTATGCCAGCTTGTCCTTATGGAGTATTAGAGAGAATGGCTAAGAGTGGAACTATAGACTTTGATGCTATCCGAACTAATTCTGAGGTATTAGGAGAGTGGAGGTTCTATGTTACTGATACATACCTGAAAATAGGTTGGGGATATGATTACTACAACCTAAACGAGGATTCAGACATTGAAAAAATAGAGTTTACCTTTATAAGTCTAACTGATTCAGCTAATGCTGCAAGTGCTGAGACTCTTAACGGTAACTATAAATATGCCATCTCTAAAGAATACTATAATGGTAGCTTTGAAGAGATTATACCATTCGATGATAGTACAATTCAAAAGAATTGGATTTATATAGTTAGAATAGACAGATATGTAGCTGGAGTTAAGAAGACCGTAGGTTATAAACTAGTCTATACTGGAGGATATTTCAATGATTTCTATGAGGAAGTTCCAGATTTCAACACTGGTCTTCCTAGTGGTAATGCTAGGAGTAGAATCTTATTGGATGTTAAAAGTGAGGTTAATACATCAGTCAAGAAGACAGGAGTTCCATCTTTAACATTAAAGGCAGGTGCAGCTACATCCCCTTCTCCTATTACGAGGGTAAGTATATCTCAATTCATTACAGAAGTACCTTCACTAGATACAGATGTTTCTGGTTATAAATACGAGGTAGGTAAAACTGGAACTTATGAAGTTAAAGTAACCCCAGCTGCTGGATATGATTACGATAAGAAGATGTATGCAGGTAAGCCTGATGAAAAAATAGTAAGTAACTATTTTGGAACTACACTAAGTGTAACATCATGCGACTTTGACCATTCAGAAGTTCTACCTAATAATAATTCTACACTAACTGCTAGTATATCTAACCCAACTTCAAAGATTGCAAAAGCTTTTGCTTGGAGTAATAATCAGTTAGTAGGACAACTAGCTACTACAAGGTACATCTACTCTAATGCTGGAGGTGTGGCTTCTAAGACTATAAGCCAAGAGGTATTAAGACCAGCTTATGAACAATCCATGGATTTAACACAGAAGGAGAAATTATTCTCATTCGGAGAAGAGAATGGTAATCTTAGATGCGTACTGGCTAGTGATAAGAATATGGAATACAACTGCTCTGTTACTGCTAGCGGTGCTGCTGTAGGTAGTGGTCAAAATAGTGGTGCAGGTGTAGATGATACTGGATTACAAACCAGTCTATCTAACATGGGTAATGGTACAGTAGGTATATTTGGAGGTAAAGATGGAGATAGTGCTTCACTGTGGTATAATGCTTCAAGAAGAACCATAGACGGCTGGAGCTGTAGTAAAAATGAGGTAGATGGTGGAGATAACTTCCTATTTGCAACATGGAAAGATGTAAATGGAGTTCACCATCCAGTTAATTTAGCTTCTAGACGTACAGCACCTACTACACCATCCAGTGGTTCCAATAGGACAGATAACCTTATTAGAGTTGATAAAATGGTAAGGTGTTTACTAAGTCAACTTCTTATACTACAGAAGGGAAGTAAAACAATCAACTTTGTTGGACCTAACAATCTTGACTATGTATATCACATAGCTTCTGATACACTATGTACTATCAACATTGGGGTTCCAAATGGTGGTACTAATGTAAATGTAGACTTCTTCTTGGGAAGTGATACTACATCTATAGAGACTCATATGAATAGATGGACAGCTGTTATTAAAGGATTAAACAACTATCTTCCTATATTTAGCATCCACAAGAATCAGTCTATGTCTACTGTAGTATCTATAGGAGATGACCTGGACTACTCTAAGGATGCTGATATTCTTAACTGTTATACTAATGCTTATTCAGCTTATACAGTTACTTCTGATTCCTTAAGTGGTATAGATAGAGGTAAGATTTATGTAGCCGATTCAAGTGTTGGATATACTGTTAACAATGATGGTAGTTTAACGTTTAACTCTTACAAACCTAAAGCTGCATCTGCTACAACTTTGGTTGATTGGAAAGGCTATACATGGACATTCTCTGAGTCATTTAACAATGTATTTGTTACTTCATACGCCTACGAGAAGTTATCAGGAGAGATACCTGATGGTTACTATAACGAAATCTTAGTTAAATCACCAAGTACTCGTATTGGAACCTGGAAGAAAGGTAAGGATAGTAGTGCACCAGACTTAGCTATCAATGTCCTAAAGAGTAACAAATCTATTTACACATAAATATATGAATTTCAAATCACTAAGTGGTAAGTCACTGAACTTAGACTTAGGATTGAATCAACTTCAACAGAAGGGAGCATTAGTTTATGAGTACAATCCACTAAGAGTACTAAGAACTAATGAAGATATAAGGGAAAACGGAGTAATTGTGTATCCTAAAGGTAGTTTAATTAACCTGGATACAGAATTACTCAGTTTTGACCTGAACCATCCTATTGACATTGTTCCTCAACAGTCTTATGATGGTTCAGTAAACCTTATCCTTAATGATGGAAGTACATATCCTAAGTTGATTAACACAAGATTCTCATCTACTGGTATGAATACATATCAGATTGTAGATAGGGAAGGAGATAATGACACTAATATATATGATATAGATTCCTTTGAGTCTGATATATCACTTTATAAGAAGACTAACAATATTGCTAACCTTACATTCATGGGACTAAACACCAGTGGTAATTTAAGGGTTGGTAACTATGTATTCTACTTTAAGTTATCAGATTCTGATGGGAATGAAACAGATTTTATAGCTGAGTCAGGCATAGTAACTTGCCATATTGGTAATTTGAATGACCCATCCTCTATACAAGGTGGAATTAGAGATGAGAACAGTTATAAGTCAGCTTCATTCTTATTAACTAATATAGATTCATCTTACAACAATGTAGTAGTTTATTATACAAGAAGTACATCCGATGTGGATGGAAATGAAATGACTACTTCATTTAAGATTATGAAGCAATTTGCTGTATATAACAACGTTGCTAAGATTAGTATTACTGGGTTTGAAACTGTACAATCTGTTAGTATTAACGATATTAACGTTGCTTATAATGTAGTTAATAGTGCAGCTGCACAAACTACTTGTCAGAATATGCTATTCTTGGGTAATGTAGCAAATCCAGATATTGAATATAAAGAGCTTACTGACCTATCTCTACACTTCTTACCAGAGTTAAATGTAGAGAATAATATTGGTAGGGTTGATAAGGATTACAAGGACGAAACAGGACAGTACGAGTATTATAATGTGATGAACATCTATAATAAGCTCGGATATTGGAATGATGAAATCTACAGACTAGGAGTAGTGTATATTCTTAACGATTATACCTTGTCACCAGTATTTAACGTTAGAGGTATTAGTAGATTAGCTGTTCCTGGTGATTCTGATAGAATAGATTGGGAAGACTATCCTCTATTCAAGGAAGGTTTTGACCCAACTAGTACAAATAATATAGCTACTATTCAAGCTAATAGAGAATACATTCCTATTAATAAAGAGACGTATAAGCTTGATAGCCAAAATGAAAACTCTAAGGGTGTAGTTAAAATTAAGTATAATGGTAATCAGCTAGCTGAGAGTGGTACAGTTCCTATTGGATTTGATATTAAGATTAGTAAGGATGCTGTCAGAGAATTAAAGAGATATACTAAAGGATTCTTCTTTGTAAGACAAAAGAGAATACCTACTACACTAGCACAAGCCGTTACAATAGGTCTAGAGAATACAAGTCATTTACCAGTACTTCCTTCTGGAGTTGATGAATATAGAGTAGAAAGATTCCTAGACAAGGACGGAGTTCTTACACATGATTTCGACAGGAGGTGCGAAGACATTGCTAAGGATAATGTATTAGAAGGATATGCAGCCCTATGTCCAGAATTTGAACTAAGACAATCTTACTTTAATCAATTATTTACTGGCACTCAGTTTGAGGTTAAGATGGCTAAATCACAGTTCAGCAAGAAGTATTTTGATAGAAGTGGTACTCATTTCTACAATCTGTCTTATGTTACTAACGATTCTACTCAAGATGAAACATATAACATTATGGCTATTAGTGATAATGTTAAGGCATTAAAGGGTAAGAAACAGCTATTTAGTGCAAGAGCTGGAGAGGCTGAAGAGGCATGGAGAGTATCTTACTATAACTATACAAATAAATCATCTAATGCTCGTAATCTACTAAGAGGAAGTTGGGGACCTTATATTGGTTTGGAGGGATATAATACTAATAAGATGAGTCTTATTGACATTAAGATTCCTAACTATGAGGAGAACCTATTAGATACTTACTTCGAAATTAGGTATGAAGATTCATCAGCCTTCTATGCTATATGTAATAGAATGTTATGGGATGATTTAGATGAGGATGGAGATACTATGATAGCTAAGAACCTATTTAGAGGTGATTGCTACATAGGTAACTATACACATAGAATGTGTAGAAACTTCCAGGATTCATCAGCTCCTATTAATGATGATATTGTAGACCAAATGTCATGGAAGGATAACTATACTATAGGAGATAGTGAGAAGAATGGTAAAATCAACAGAGGTGATGTTAATGCCATCAAGATAGGACACTGGGTTACTATTAAGGTTTGCAGCAACGTCAATCTATCAATGAGGTGTACTGACGTATCATATACATCTGAGATGGGAATGGCAGGTAAACCTAGAGGATTCTATCCATTACAAGCTATGTCAGTTACTGGAGAATCTAAGATACCAGAATCATTTGTAATAAATGGTGGTATAAACAGTACTACATCTGACAAGTACTACTATGAACTACCTAATGTTCCAGCTATTAAGAATAAGTTCCATATTAGAGTTATGTACTCTGACATTAATGTCAATGACTCATTCAAAAATGGTTATAGGATATTCAAATTGACTCACTATAGGGACTATCCATTAACTTATGGTAGTATAGTTAAGCTGGTTGAATGGTTTGGTAGTATCATTTGTGTATTTGAACATGGCGTTGCTTTGATACCTGTAAATGAAAGAGTAGTTGCAGGTGAAGGTGTGGGCGGAAATACCTTCATAAACACCTCTAACGTGCTGCCAGAGAATCCAAAAATGCTGTCTGATACATTCGGTACTCAGTGGTCGGAGAGTGTCATCAAGACTCCCTATTACGTCTATGGAGTGGATACAGTCGGGAAAAAGATTTGGAGAACTAACGGGCAACTGTTCGAGGTTATCTCAGACTTTAAAGTACAGAAGTTCTTGAATGATAATATCTCACTTACTGAGAAAGAGAAGACCCCAATTATTGGTATTAGGAACGTTAAAACTCACTACAATAGGTTTAAGCAAGATGTAATGTTTACATTCTATGATGATATTAATACATTGGAAGAGAATGTATGGAATTTGTGCTACAATGAAGTTATGCAGAAGTTTGTAACATTCTACTCATGGGTTCCATCATATTCTGAGAATATTGATAACATCTTCTTTAGTTTTGATAGAAACACATCTAAGACAATTACTAAGATAACTTCTAACTACCCTCTTATTAGTATGCAGGGTGGTGCAGTAGTTGATAACGTACTAACTGTAATAGATGGCAAAGCTAAGTTAGGTAACTTGCAACTAAACCTTGATATTAGCGGTTCTAACATTGAGTATAGTATTGCTGATGATAGAGTTAGAAATAAGTTCTTTATTACTAATGGTAATCAAGTATCAGTCAATGCCAATTCAGTCGGAGATAGTAGGTGGACAATACCTATTAAAGCTGTAGTATATAATCAAGGAACTGATTTAGTTGAAGGTGAAGTTAGAAATGTAGTAAAGACATTATACTCTAATGTAACTGTAGTTACTAAGATGAGGTATGACTTACTAACTACTTCATTCTGGAAGCATGGTCAAGCTGGATTAATGCCTACTAGAAAGCCAATTAGTCCTTGCTATTGGTATGGTAAGCAACATCCATTTGAGCTGGAATTTATTGTAGTTGATAATCCATCAGTACATAAAATCTTTAATAACTTACAGATTATAAGTAATAAGACCCAACCTGAATCATTCCATTTTGAAGTTGTTGGAGAAGTATATAACTTTGCCAAAGACAAAAAGAATATGTATTTTAGGCAAGAGGCTACTAAGCATCTATACCAGTATAATGGTGCAGATATAATTTATAATCATGATTACTTGGATGTTATACCAGAACAAAGAGACATATTGTACAGTACTACTAAGTACAAGGATATGTCAGTTATGTTCCCACTATTATATTCGAGGGTAGATAGTCTAAACGATATTGAAGACCATTATCAATCAATGACATCAGCTGGTAGAGACTACCAATCAATATCTGGTTCAGAGATTGTGCATGATAATCAGCTAAATGAATTTAAGATAGCTACTCATATAAAAGCATGTCCTTTTAAAAAGAGATATTTACAAGAGATAACTCAAGATAGATATAGCTCACTTATAGCAGCTGGATATACAAATGTACTAGTTCAAAATGGTAAATGGTATGAGGTTATGGAGTATGGTAGAATCAATGGTAACATGGACTACTTAGAAGATAAGTGGGACATTCAAATACCTTCTATAACTTATTGGGCTAAGAACGAATTAGCTTGGACTGTTAAGGATAAGGATGGTAATACATACCCACCTCTTAACCTAGTTAATAACCCATTACCAGAGAGTATGACTGCTCTAAATATTACTAGTAACTCTGATATCCCATCTGAACTAAGAGACCGAGGTTATAGTGCAGATTTCTTGTCATTAGATGTTAATAAATGGTCTAATGAAAGGAAGGAGACTAGAATTAGGGACAAATACATAAAGATTAAAGTGAGATATACTGGTGACGAGTTAGCTATAATAACAGCTTTAAAAACATTATATATCGTAAGTTATGCGTAAACTAGTTAAAAGATACCAGTGGGGAGGGACTTCAACATGGGGTCCCTACACCATTCCACAAAACAATGGGACACCAGTCTATCAGAATTTAATGGGAAAGGACTGGGCTGCTGACTTTGGTAAATCAGCTGAGCAAATAATGGCTCCGACTAATAGCCTAATTGATTTTAACGCTAAGATGGGAGACCCATTAAGTATGTCCTTGAAATTCAACAGAGATTCTAATAAGGCTATACAGGACATAAAGAGATTTGGCGGGAACTCCTCTACTGTTACTCCTAATAGTGGAATATTTAGCAAAGCTAAGATTGGTAATACCATGAATGTAGCTGGGGGTATAGCTGATGTAGTTGGAAGTCTAATTCCCCAGAAAGAACAATCAGCACTAACTACTGGACTAAATCAAGGCTACGATGCTGCTGCTAATGCTGTATCTGCTATACCTGGAGTTGGTACTATTATAGGAGGTGCTATGAAGGTAGGTGGAATGTTATCAGACGGATTAACTGCGTTGGGAGTAGGAACAGACCAAATGACCACAGCTGATAAGATACTAGATAGTAAGTTTCTTAAACTAACTCCACTCGGCTTAGTTAATGCTATTGGTGCTAAGAAAGCTGATACTATTACTAAGGACAACGAGGCATTTGAACAAGTAGGTTCATCTTATGGTGGAACTCAATCTACTGTAGATGATGCCCTTACTAAGAGCGGTAAGAAGTATGGACTATTAAGTGGTGGGGCAAGGAATAGGGCTAATAGACAAATACACAATGCTCAGATGCAACAATCCAAGATGAGTAACATAGCAGATGAAGCTCAAATGGCATTTACAGCTTCTAACAATCCTTTACTTGGACTTGGAACTCAACTACAACTAAATGGTGGCTATCAACAGAATACAGTAAAGGCTGGTAAGTCTGGACTAAAGATGGATAGAGACTTTGCTAAGAGAGTAGTTAAGTTATCTAAAGGTCAGAAAGAAAAGAGAAAGAAGATTCAAGAAGAGGTTAGAATGGAAGAAGTAGCTGGATTTAAAAACGGAGGTGCAGTTAATGTAATCCCTGACGGTGCTTTACACGCTCACAAACATCACTTAGAGAATGTAGATGAGAAGTTTGAGGATGTGACAGCTAAAGGTATTCCAGTTATTACAGAAGAGAAAGGTGGAGACATTAAGCAACATGCAGAGGTTGAGAGGGAGGAGATAATCTTCAATCTTGAAGTCACTAAGCAATTGGAGAAACTAATGCAGGATGGTTCAGATGAAGCTGCTATCGAGGCTGGTAAGCTGCTTGTATATGAGATTCTTGAAAATACAGTTGATAACACAGGACTATTAAATACAGTTGAATAATGAAGATTGAAATAGGAGACAGAGAGTATAATGTAACTTGTGCTAGAACTGAGGAAGAAAGAATTAAAGGTTTGCAAGGAGTTACAGAAATGAAAGATGATGAAGGAATGTTATTCTTCTTTGAAGAACCACAGACTGTAGGATTTTGGATGAAAGATACTAAAATTCCTCTTGACATCATCTTTATTAATGAAGATATGGAAGTAATATCAGTATATCAGGGAGAACCTGAGAACGAGAATATAGCAGAGGAAGATGATGTTAGATTTGTATTAGAGGTCAATCAAGGCTCTGGAATTAAAGAAGGGGATGAACTTGATATTGAAGAGGATGAAGAATTACCTAAAATGAAGGTAATCGCCCCAGATGGTTCCACTCAAATGGAATTGGAAGGTGGTGAGAGAATCTTTAGTAGAAAGAATACTAGAACTTTAATTAGGATGGCTAAGAGGGCTTCTAAATCTAAGGATGAAAAGGATTACAAAGCATTAGGTAAGAGAATGTTTACTTATCTGAAGCAGCAGGACGAAAGAGAACCTGAATATGTATCGGCTAAAAGTTAATTATGAAAGGAATCATTTATAAGTACACCTCACCTAGTGGTAAATGCTACATAGGGCAAACTGTTAATGAAAATAAAAGAAGATATGAGCATAGATATAAAGCGTATTATGAAGATGGTAAGGATTACAATAATCCGTTTTACAGAGCAATTAGGAAGTACGGATGGGATTCATTTAAATATGAGATACTAAATACCGTGTATAGTGATGCTATTGAGGATTTAACCAATAAGTTAGACTCTCTAGAGATTTACTACATAGGGCAATACGATTCATATAAAAGTGGATATAATCAAACTATAGGAGGGCATAGTTTAAGAGGCAGCAATCATCCATCCTTTGGACATAAACTTAGTGAGAAACATAAGGAGAAGCTAAAAGCTTCTATATGTAGACAGGTATCTCAGTATAGTATATCTGGAGAATATATAGATAGTTATGATAGTGCTGCGCAGGCAGGGTTATCTACCGAAACTGATGCTTCAGGTATTATAGCAGTTTGTAAAGGGAAACAACAAACCGCTGGAGGATTTCAGTGGAGATATGGCTGTACTACTTATAATATTGGTGAAGTGAAATATAAGGAACGTCTAGGGCAGAAGAAATATGGTAAAGAGAACCCTAGGTCTAAGCAAGTTTACCAGTATACGTTAGACTATGAACTAGTAAGGATTTGGGAGTCAGCACTACAAGCTGAGCGTGAACTAGGATACAGTAGTACATCCATTAGTAGGGTTTGTAATCATAAGCAAGCCTTCCATGGAAAGAAAGGGGGAGATAAATATATATGGAGCTTTACTCC